GAATCCTCCTAGGATCTAGTCTTAATTATTGTATCATATAGATTTTATCAGCACAAATAGTAAATCCCCCCATTTCTGGAGGGATTTGCTATAATTAAATTAATTAATTAGAGCCAAGTACGGTCTACGATGATTCCGTATTCCTTGTTCTTGTGTGCTGAGTCACCTGATGGTAACAAGCGGAATGTAACTGGGAATGTTGATGCTGCGTTACGAGCCAAAGAGAACTGTGACTGTTGTACAGAAAGAACACGACGTGCGTAATAAATACGCTCTGTCTGTGAAGATGTGTCAGTTGTTGGAGCTTGTCCAACTGCAATTAGCTGACGCTCAATTGGAGCCTCGCCTAGTGCACCTGCTGCAAGACCAAGTTCTCCAGAATTTAATGTTGATTTTGACTGACCGAATACTGCAAGAACGTTCTGAAGAGTACCTTCTGCCATTTCTGTTGCAATCATAACTTCCATTGATTCCTTGAAAAGCTTAGCTGAGTCAAGAAGCTGATCTACTGTTACTGAACCGTATGATGGGTTGTAAGTAATCTGAAGACCGTTGTTTGTGTAACCGACGTTACGGTAAGCTGCACCTACTGTTGCTGAAGCTGGATCTGCGTCATTTAGTGTATCGATGTATGATGCACCTGCAATCTTTGCTGGCGTTCCGCCAGCTCCTGCTGCTGCGCCATTCTTAAATGATGGAACTAACTTGTTTTCTCCTGCTACTGCTGCAACTGCTGGAGTTGGTGAAGCTGTATTTGATGTTGCATGTGATGATGGGATTAGGTTAGAGTTATAACCTGATGTTGCTGAATCTTCTACTGATAAAAACAGTGGAGATGCACCAACTAGAATATTTCTAGCATTACCTGTTGATTGTGTTGCCATTTGTAAAACCTCCTGTTAAATAAATATATATATATTGATTTGTAAAAAATCAAGTCGCTGGCTAGGCTCTTTTCCTCTAGGACTAATTTTAGAGTATAATACCTCCAAAAGCAACTTATAAAAAACGTCCGTCTGGGCCCGTGATCCTAGAATATTTGACTTCTATAATAACGTCGGCTGAAAAGAACCCCTGTATCTCCTCTGAGGGTGATGTTGGGGATGCTTCTAAAATTAAGGTATTGTGAAAGATCAATTTGCTTTCTGTTTTAGACTTATTTATATCTCTTGCCGAATCGTCCATTCTTCTAAATACGTCCATCATAAGGTTTCTGATTTCATTTATGTCTGACACGTCTGTGGCGTATATTGTAAATAGTAGCTTCTCGCATGAGAGTAGCCAAATGTCCTCATAGGTTAATCCTATTTTGTCATATACTATATGTTTCTTACCGCTTAAAAATTGATTTAGTTCTGCCTGTTGCTGTACGGGGATAATAGGGATTATCTCCTGACCAATATTATCGCTATAATAATCATTTGGGTCAAAAACATTTGAATCTACTAACTCTTTCCATAGGTGCTTTCTTATCTCGTACATTGAGTCTATTTTATAATTTGTCATATTGCTCCTCCAAATGATGTTGTTAATGCTAGGTCTGCCTGCCGTCTTACTGCGTTAGGAGAAAATGAATATTGAACCTTTTTAATATTGAGTGGTACCGCCATTGCTCTTGCCATCTTAGAATTAAATATCTGCTGGAAGCCAGAATTCTTAATTGAATTACTTACAAGCTGCCCACTGAAAAATATACTGTAAGCAAGTTTGAACTGATTTGTAGAAGACCTTCCTCCAGGGCTCTTGACGGTCACAGAGGCCCCTTTAGGCATGAAGACAGTCTCACCATCCAACTCAAATACAAGTCGCTCAGCGGACCTTGGACGGATTATTAGAGGCATACCCTCTTCCATCACAGAAGCTTTATTTTCAAATATATATTTCTTCTTTTGATATTTATTTTTTGATGGTACTGCAGACTTAGATAATTTAAAATCAAAATCTATTCTGAATGAAAGTCCTACCGAATTTAATGTTTTTAAATCAAAAAGTCTAGCACCTGGTTTTCCAGCTTTATCCCATTCGTATACATGGTGAAATGCTTTTGGCTTTGTTCTTGCTAACGCATCTACATATAATCCAAAGTCTTTATCTATCTGCCTAAACAATGTATGTTTAAATAAAGCTTTAAATGCTTCATTTGCTTCTATTTCAGCAATCACATTTGCTTGGTAATAAAGAAATGCTGATATCTGTGCAACGTTGCTATCTTTAACATGACCAGTATTTGGCGTACCAACCATTAGTCTTTCTAGTCCGCTTGCTGCCTGTAACAGTGCTACATTGTTAGATGCCAATTTGCTGATTCTCCGACCTGGAAAGTGTTGTGTTGTATCCGACCACATTTCCAAATGGATCAGTTATTGGTGTTGATCCTACTACTTCAAATACTGTTGGAGTTTCTGTTGGGAAATCTATTTCTGTCCAAATTGATTTGCCTTTTGCATCACGAATATTTGTAACTTTTTCTCTGTAGGTTATTCTTTCTGCAGTTCTAACTTGTATCATTTGCTGGTTAGAGTATTTTATATTAAATACTTGTCTATCATTTGATGAACTTGAAGAAGAGTTGCTGATAATTCCTTTTGCATGGCAATCTAAACTTTTATAGAAAGCCCAGCTTTTTAAAATGGCTCCAGTATTTTCATCTTGTGAATCAGACTGTCTGTATAGATCCAATCTCATTATTAATATTGAGTCTATTAGATCTAGCATTATATAACAACCATGCTGCTTATGACATATGGGTATAGCAATTGATCTGCGTATGCGTTTCCAGTTCCTCTGTATGCATCTGAGGCGTACTCAAACTGCCAGTCAAATGTTTTAATATTCTTAAGATATTTGTTTGTCCAGACTCTGTCCTTTGAGAAGTAATCACCTATTAATTGGATTGCTGCCTGCTCAACATTGTCTGGAACTTCCGCCCAACCAAATTTTCCTTGAACACGATACTTAACATCTTTTTGAAATGCTCCGTAATACGTATCATTAATTGATGGTGGTATTAATCCGTTAGCGCTGTAGGTTATATTATCAAGACTATTAGTTCTGTCTACTCTTAATCCGAAACCAGTTTCAGAAACTATAGGATTAAATATCCAGTTTGTTTCATTATTTACATTGTCTATTAGCTTAACATCATTTCCATAAAGCTCATGAATAGCATGAATTTTAAATGGCAGTGGCAAAATATCTGACCCTGACCCGTAAATTGATTCTGTGCCGTCATACAAGTAAAATCTTTGGCCAGTATAACTTTCAATTACTTTACGTGCAAACTTTTCTGCCATCACTAATTCATGATAACTTTTATACATTGGGTCAGATGGATCTGTGCCTAGGCCCAAATCTTGAATGACCTCCGCTAATGAAGCATAGGGAGTTACAACATCAACAAATGTTTCATGCTGTATGTTGGTTGACTCCATCTGATACTTCCAAATAAGCTTTAGCTTTTTATCCCTATTGGTTATTGTATAAGGGATATTAATTTGGTATGAACCATAGTCAACCTCAGACTTAGAAGCCAATATGTTTGTAAGTATTGGGGTCGCAGGATTAATTGATGGTACTACTGCTGGGTCTTGGGTTATATCATATATGTCTACACGTACACTGCCTTCTGCATCAACAATAGACCCACCCCAAAAAATTTTATTGGCTGCTGGTGCATTGCTGTTCTTATATACTTCTGCCATATATAATGTTCCGTTTAGTTATAGAAGTCTTGAACTTCCTTTGGTGTGGCTAAACGAAAACCCTCCTCTGTATCAAAGATTTTCTGAGCATCGTCTTCAGACATTGCTACGAATGGATGATCATTTGTAAATGTATATCCATGGATATCGTATCTAAAGTTTGCTCTTGTCATGCGTACCAATACTGTATCCTCTGGTTGTGCCTTTGGATCAAACTTTGGTAGTATTTCAATTTCTTCTGCTGCCTCTTCTAATACCTGCAAAGTTTTTGCATATACTGAATAGGTTACGCCTTCTTCTGATAAAGCTGCGATTATATCTTTCTTGTTCTTTAGGCCTTCTGTATCAACTGCAAAATCTTCAGCTATTGTTTTTAATTCGGCTACTTTTAATGTGTCAAACGACATATTTATTTCTCCTTCTTGTAGGTCAATTAATTATAGCATTAGTCAATTAAAATGAAAAGCCCCCAAAATTAATTGGGGGCCTTTCTTGCAAGTTTATCTTAATTAATTAAGAAGCAACCTTAACGTTCTTTACAACGACCCAAGCATCAGCCTGTTCGATT